ATGGGCACGCCGCCCGGCAGAACCGGCATACCGAGCGAGGAAACCCCGCCGGGGAAATTGGTGAAAGGCATGTTCAGTCTCCTGTGAAGGGCCGCAGGCAGGAGCTACCCAGCTTTACGCCACGGCCAATTGGGGTGGTGGAGCGGCCTGTAGGCCGCCCCGGTTTTCAGTTACGCGCCCGGAGACCCGTAAATGGCCCGCCAGTCCGACCAGCCGAACGTATACCGCTCGATGGCCGACGCGCAAGCGTTCTTGGTGTCGAAGTCGTTGTCCTGCTCGAACTCCAGTTCCATCCGCTGGAACATCTTGAGCCCTGTCAGGACGTCCGTGCGGATGAAGAAAGCATCGGTGTCGGTCAGGTAGTCGTTGACCTCGATCCCTTCGGGCAACATGCCCATGCGGCGCAGAGCATTCACATCGTTGTTGGCCGTCCCGCTCTGAAGCTGGGACATGACAACGCGCTGAGCCTCGAACATGAGGTTATTCGGCACGATAAGTTTCTGGCCGACGAGTTGAATGCGCAGACCCCGCGAATTCTTCGCCTGTCTGATCTGGATCAGCAAGTCTTCCAGCGAAGCCTCCGAGAAGTCAGCCGGGGTCGCCAGTTCGTTCGACTGGTCGCCCGCCCGCGTCGGGTGATCGGTTGCAAGCATTTCCTTGCCATCCGCGCCCGTGTAGCTCGAATTGAACCCACGATTGTAGATATTGGCGCCGACGATCTCCTTGGTCTGGCGCATGGAATAGGCAAGCATACCGGAACGTGCCTTGCTGACCTCCGCGTATTTGGAGTCCTGCAATTCCTCCATTGTCACCTTGTAGCCGAGGCCGTAGGTGGCATGGACGTATTTCGCCACGTTCGTCTGGTTGTGGTCGTCGTAAGTAAGAGCGCCGCTTTCCGGCTTGACCGGAGCGAGACCGAACGAAGTGGACTCGACATCCTCTTCGTAAGCCTTGTCGCTCGAATCGCGGTCGAAAAGCGCCATGCACTGGAGCGGCTTTTCGGCGTATTTGATGCCGAACCACTCCTTGATCCCCGGCCAGAGGGCCTTGGGATGTGCGCCAGTAACGATGACTGCCATCTTTCAGTCCTCCTTAAATGCCCACGATTCCACCAGCCGTTGCCATGGTGTGCAACGTGAAGATGAACTCGAAGCGGTTGCCGGCGGCGTTGACCTCGTTCTCGGGGTCATTGACAGCGCGGAGAATGAGCATCTGGTTGGTAGCGCCAGATGCGGTGGTGGCATCGATCTCGGCGCCGGAGCGGCCCGTGGAAGTGGACCCTGCGGTGTCAAGAACGATATTGGAGTTCTGCCCAATCGCCGTGGTGGCGATAGCGCCGTCCGCCTGCCCCATGAACACGACATCGGGGTCATCGCAGACCCAGACAAGGCGTTCGGTAACGTCCGCCCGGTAGACGAGCGAATCGCGGGTGTCAGCGCCGAACCCGACGATCACACCCGTTACCAGGTTGCCGGCTCCAGCGGTGGCGATGGTAACGCCGGGCAGAGTGCCGATACCAAAGTGCCCCATTCCGGGGACATTGATCTCGGCGGTGTTCGACGTTCCGTCAAGAATGACGGGATCGCCGATAAAATACTGGCCGTCGCCCGGCGTGTCCGCCGAGTCGATCCAGTAAGGGTTTGCAGCGCCGTTGTAGGGGGCACCGCTTTTGTGCCGAACGGGGACAAACCCGAACGGCGCGTCTGCATAAGCCATTTCAAGACTCCGTGGTTAGGACCGGCGCCCGTCGCGAATATTGACATCGGTAGCCACATAGCCAGCGGCCCCGCCAATATTCACCTCGTCGCCCCGCTTGCCTCCGGCAAGCTGGTCCATTGTTTCATCGAGAGCCGCCTGTTTTTTAGCCCTGTCCTCTTCGCAGAATTCCTTTGGCTTGCGAACGAGATGGGCAAAAAGCGGATCTCCGTTTGGCTTTGTGCCGACTTGGCGCCTGACGGTGTTCGCACCGTCATCCCCACTGTCGGACGGGACCTGATCCCAGTCATCCTGTTTCGTCAGGTCAAAAACACGGGATCGATCGTCGTTGATCCAGCGGTATTCGTTTTCCTTGTCATTCTTGTATTGCGGCGGGATCGCCAAGCGCATCCGGTGGCCGTCTATGTCGTCGCTCCGTCTGCGGCGCGCCGCGCGCGTCTCCGCTGTCCTTGACCTTGGCTGCGACATCTCTGCTTCGAGACTTTTTACCACAGCGTCGTCGGCCTGCTTTGCTTGCTTATTCCTGCTGCCTTTTGGTCTGCTCATCACTCTTGCTCCCAATATGAATTGGCGTATTTCGGAAGGTCGTCTTTCTTGTAGATGCCTTGTCTCACGAACATATCGAATGCCTCGCGCGCTTCTCTTGGCAGTTGCGCAACGCCCTTCGGTTTCGCTTTGCTTTTCAGCGTGGTTGCGCCCGTTTCCACCGCCGATGGTTTCGGAGCCTCCTTGCCGAACCTGTCGGGGAACCGGCGCTTGACCTCATCTTCAGCCGCCGTGATCTGCCCGCGCACATCCGCGCCATTTTGCGCCGCCGTGCCCGCCGTTGCGACGGCAAGCGCGCGCATTTGCGGGTCGGTATAGAACCACGGGTTTTCACGGCCCCACTCGGCCACCGCGTCATCGACGGGCTGTTCCTGGGGAACCTCGGGGGGCTGTCCCAGAGCCTCGCGCTTGCTTTTCAGCGCGTCGTAGGCTTCCGTGTCGGCTTCCTCGACCGCCTTGCGCTGGGCGGCGTCTATCGCTTTCAGTTCCGCCTCGTGCTGCGCTTTCTGGCGTTTCAGGGCTTCGGTATAGGTGCCTTCCAACCGGAGGATGCGGTTTACAAGATCGCGCTCGGCCTTTTCGCGCTTTTCGCGTTCGCGGTCACGGTCGCGCTTGACGAAGTGAAATATCTCATCGCCCTTGCGGACAAAGGTTTCCGCGTCTCGCCAGTTATCCGGGTCGCCATCGTATTCGTCTTGCGGCTTCCAGCCCATTTCGCGGGCTTCGGCGTCCCAGTTGCGTTCCGGTTTCTCGACAACGGTTTCCGTGGTATCGAGGTCTTCGGGCGGGTCGGTCAGGTGATCGGTCATGACAGCACCGCCAGAACATCCTTGTCCTTCATCACGCGATAGTCTTCGCCATCGTTACCTTCAACCAGCGTCCCGGCGTAGCGCACGAAGGCCACGTGGTTCCCCACGTTCGGCTTCGGCGCGTCTTCGGGCCATTCCTCGAACGAAAACGCCATCGGCGACACGGCAACGAGAACGCCCTTGTATTCGCCGTATTGGTCCTTTTCGCGCACATCGTCCGGCATGTAGACGCCGCCGGCGGTTTTTTCCGCCACCTTCTCGGGCCGCACCACGACATTGTATTCAATAGGTGTGATGCCGCTCGGATTTGGCGAGATATCGTATAGTTCAGCCTTGTTCGTTCCACTCATTGATCTGCTCCGCTGTTTCGCTTTCTAGGTAGTCCATGACTTGCTCAAGCGCCTGGCAGTAAAGCCTGCCCGTTTCCGGCGCCGTTCCCGACGCCCAGTATTGGGCCAAGATCGACTGCTTGCGGCGCTCCGCCTGGTTGCGCAGGCTGCGCAGTATTTCCAGCGTTAGCGGGCTTTCCCGCCACCCCGCCAGTTCTTGCTGTTTCATCGTTCAACCTCATCTGGCTTAGAACTTCCAACATGCGAAGCATCTGGTCGATCCGCATGTTTTCCTGGTTGGCCATGCTGTCTGAAATGCTTTCCAGCGCCTGTGCCCTGTTTTCATCGGTCTCGCTGAGAACCTTGCTTACCTCGGCGTGCAGTTTTGCCAACTGGCCTTCCATCAGGGCGGTCTGCAACGCCTCGATCATTTGCTGTTGTGCCCCCTGGAGCGCGATGACCTGCGGGTCTGGTTCCGGGACAAGTTTTTCGCGGGCCTCTATTCCAGCCGCTTCCAGCACCCGCATCGTGGCCTCTCTCGGATCCACTACCCCGCCCGGCACCAGTTCCATCAGAAGCTGACCCTTGGCCAGTTTCTGCATGTTGGTGACCTGTTGCGGGTCGGCCACCGGCTGGATATCGAGGTCTGCCAGATCGAAGTCCTGTTTCGGGTCGATCTGCTCGTCTCCGTCGTGGAGTTTCTGGTAGACTTCAGGCCTGACGGTTTTGGCGTTGATCTTCGCCATCAGGGTGAATTCGCGCTTCAAGGCCCGGAACAGCCTTTTGTATGCCGCCGTGAACACCATCATGCCCTGCTCTATGAGGGCGAGAGTGGTCGTTGCCGTCTGTTGTCTTGGCGCGTCCCCGGTCATTACGTCCGTGATGGATGACACGTCCTTTCCGGACTCGATCAACAGTCCGAGCATCTGGAACAGCACGTTGGACGGGCCGGGAAACTGAATTGGCACCATTGCGTCCCTGATCACGCCACCGGCAGCCGGGATCGGCTTGAATTCACCGGGGGAAACGCGGATCGGTCCGCCTTTCAGGTTAAGCCCGGTTCCAAGAAAGCCCCCACCCAGACTTGAAAGATGTCCTGCATCAAGAAGCTGGTTTATGATGCCGTTTATCACTTCCGATGCGTTTCCAAGCAGGTGGCCGAGTCCAACCCCGAGAAAACGCCCGTCCATTGCCGGGAGAAAGGTAAAGGCGACATAATATTCCTGCGGGGAAATGCGAACGATGCCTTCCGGCCCCATGGAAATGTCGTCTTCCTCGAAATTGGCCGCGACCCGCACCACTTCCTTGCTTGGGATATGGATGGTCAGCACATACGGCTCCTGATAACCGTCCTCGTCCAGATCGTGCCTGCAATGCTGCTCGATGAAGTCGTGCGGGGCGTATTCGTCCGCGTTTTCGTAAGCCCGCCAGTCGAAGTCCGTGAACCACCCGGAGCGAATTCTTTCCACGATCTCGTTCGGGTAAAGGATGAATTCCTCGCTGACCCTCGGCATTTGCCGGAGATCGGGCGTATCGTTGTTGACCACCACCCTGCCGCAGTTCCGGGTCGTCAGCCCCCGCACCGGGTCGTAGAAGGTTTTGCGAAACACCGTTCCGACAATGGGCAATTTAGTTGTGAGGCGGTCGATATCCTCTTCCCAGTGTGAGATCGCCAGCTGGAAGCCCATGAATTCCCTGACCCGATCAGCGCGAGCCTGCTTTTCGCCGTTCTTGTCCTGGCCCCAGACCTTGACATTGACGGGACCGGCGGACGGGGCCAACGCCGGGTAGGTCCGGGCGTTGAACTGCAGCGCGGCCTGGGCTATCAACGGATACTTGGCGTTCGCGGCACCGGGCCACGGGTAGGTCTTTTCTTCCGCGACCATCTGGGCAAGCTCCATTCCCTTCTGGCCCTGCTCTTCCCATTCCTTCATGGACTGTTCGTCTGTCTCGAAGCCTTCGATGGCGTCCGTGGCCAGTTTCGCCAGCTGTTCGTCGGTCAGCAGATCGGCAAGGTTTTCTCCGGCCAAACCGGCGCGCAAAAGCTCCATGTCCGGCTGGCCCTCGGCCTCTTCGGGCTCGGGAGCGAATTCTGGGAGTGCTTCGGTCATTGAATGCCTATTGTGTTGCTGTCCCGCACCGGGTATGATCCCCGCAGGAGGTAGAGCCATGAAACGCAGACAGGGCGCCGGCCTGGACATGACAAGGGACTTCGGCGAGGTTTTGTCGGAATACCGCGCAATTCATAAGCAGGGTGAATGCGTGGGGTTTGGCATTCCGATACCGCGCCCGGAGGGCAAGCGGATACCGTATGAAAGCGCGGAATCGCGCTACCCGATGACCTCGCTCTCGACGGAAGATGAATGGAGCCTTCTCTGGGAGTGGTGGGCCGCCGACGGGGACAGCCCCACAACCCCCTAATACCCCGCAGCCAGAGACCGGCCCTCCATGGCCCAGTTCTGGTGTGGTTCTTCCACTTCCAGCCCGTGTTCGGCAAACCGCAGGCACATCATTCCGTAGCGGGTTGCGTCGAGAAGGTCGTCCCTCAGCTTCACGATCTTCCCGTCCTTGCGATGATAAAGCCGGAATTCATCGAACCAGTCTTCCAGATGCGAGAAAACCTTGAACCGCCCGGTTTGCATTCGCTCCAGCATCGCGATGACCCCGGCCTCGACGCCGTTTCCCCCGTCCGGGAACTGCGCCTGCGTGGCCAGCATGTTAAGCCCGTGCTCTTCGTAAGCATGGCGTAGTTCCTTGCCGCTCTGCTTGTCTCTCTGAAGCCCGTCATGCGGCCATGCCCACCAGTGGACGCCCCAGTCCTTCAGGCTTGCGCAATGTTCGACGGGGGTAGCCTCTCTCCGTCTGTAGGATGCCGTTACATACACGATGTCGGCATCCCGGTCCCATGCCAGCTTGACGGCGGCAGTAGGGTGGTCCCAGCCGAAGTCCAGCGCGCATATCTGCGCCCAATGCACGGGAACCGGAAACGCATCGCAACTTATCGCCTCGTCGGAGACCGGGAAGACGCGCCCGGAGCCGAGGGACGGGACGCCCCTGATCCGCGCTTCCCGTTCGTGTTCCGGGTATCCGGAGATGATCTCCAGCTTTTCCGCTTCCGAGAAGTGCCCGGCGTCGTCTATTGTCATGCGGGTGACGCTGCGGCTCATACCACGTATTCCGTGAAATATAGCGTGCCGCCCGTGGACGTGGTGCTAGCGTCCGACCTGTGAGCTACCCGGTCATGCGCCTCGACGGTGTTATACCAGCCCCGGTAGAGGTGCTGTGAGAATGCCCCTGCGCCCACTCCCATGTCCCCGCTGTGCATCAGGACCGATTGGATATCGGACTCGGCAAGGCCGAGCACCACCCCGAACGCGCCTTGGTTGGCGTTGGTGGCCCCGCTCGATCCGATGGATGTCGCGTTGGTCACCTCGTCGATGGCGTTGCTGCCGACCTTGTTGGTCCGGTAGTTGGCGTCTTCCTTGACACCGCCGGAATCCCCGACCCGGATTTTCCCGGTATTGTTATTCACGGCATAGCTGAGATCGTAGGCCGAGACGACGATCAGCCCGGAACGCGCCTTCTTGAGCCCGGTCAGAACCTCGTCCTGCGCGGGCGTCGCCCTCGCCGTCACCTTGTTCTTGCGGGCATAGGACACGACCCGCACCACTCCGGCGGTAATATTGGTGCCGTTTTCGTTTCTGATCTCGATCTGGTCGCGCTTTGCGATGCTTCGCCGCATTCCCACGGAGTATGATGTGTCTGCCGCGAAATCGCCGACGCCAATCATCGAAACGGGCGCGGCGGTGTTCATGTTGAATAGATTCAGATGCCACGGCCCTCCAGAGGTCACGTTGTCTGCCATCATGTTCGCCCTTACCGTGGGAATGCGCCACGTCGAGTCGTTTTCCATGCAGCCCCAGGTGTAATCGCTCGCGCCGGAATCTATAACTCCGCCGGTTCCCACGCGAACCGCCAGCCCCCCTACCGGATAGGTCAGCCCGGTGCTAAAAATCCGCGCAATGGTGTGCGATTTAGGGATGGTGAATATCTTGAACACCGCCGGGGTCGCGCCAAAGTCGTAGGTCTGCACGGTTTGCCTGAATACCGGCATTATCTGAACCCCATCACTCTGAGCGTTCCCGCCGTCATCTGCGGGGCGGTGCCGTCCGCAAGAAACAACTGAAACGCATCGACCGCCGAGAACTGGTTGTAAAACCAGTTGTATTGCTTCTGAGTGCCATCCGAGACCGGCGTCAGCTCCGCGCTTTCACAGAACACCGGGAAGCCTGCGGTATTCACATCATAAAGACAGAAGACCACCTCGTTCCCCGTTGCCGCAAGCCCGGTGTGAATATAGCCGCTGGTCCTCGTCGTCCACGCGTTGGCCTCGGAGCCGGAAAAGTAGTTCGACTTGTAGATCGAGCTACTGTCAAAACTTGACCCCGCATCCGTTGAAAGCCGAAGCCCCAGGATAGTCGGAGACCCGCTCACATTAAGCCCGGTTATGGTCCCGAGGATCATCGAAAAATTCCCGGTGATCACGATGCCGCCGATGGTCGTCACGTCATAGGTGCCGCCGGACCCCGGAAGGGTGACGACCTCGACGACCGGCGGGGCCAGCCTCGCGGGGAAAACCAGCATTTTACGGCTTCCTCGCCAGAACCGCTACCGTAAGCCCATTTGGGGCGGTCCCCGAATGAACCGCATCGACATCGAAGAAAATGAGATCGCCTGTCGCCAGATCATCGTTGGCGGTGTCGATCACGCCGTCCGAAGCAAACCATTCATCGCCGATGGTAATGGCCGTGCTGAGAACGTCCACGTCCGACCCCGCCCGGCTGCGCCTGACAACCACGTCCGTGGTGCCCGTCACCCCCTTGGAATAGACCCCGGCAACAACATCGACAATATCAAACCCGTCGAAACTCGCCGGAATCAAAACCCCAGCCGTGCCGTTGCCGGTCGTCACCGCCGTATCGGAAGCAACAATCTCCATCGAGAATTCTTTTGTCCCCCAGTCGGCGGCGGCAAATTCATTCACCCCCATCGCCCGCGTGGTGTCGGTGCCGGTGTCCATTTCCGCCGTGGTGGCCAGTTCGACAAGACCAGCCGCAGTGAGGCTCGCGTTGGTGAACAACGTCTGGAACAGCGTCGCGCCCACCTGATATGTGTGCTGCCCGGAAACGGGCGTGCCGCCGGGATCGTCAACCCCATACATCAGGTCGGTGGAAATCGGCGTGAAGCCCGTTAGGGCGGAAACCTTCGTGTCAGCCATGTCTCACTCCACCAATGTAAAGTCGCCGCTCTCCAGCAGCATATAGTCGCCGGACTCCAGCAGCAGACCGGCAGCCCCGCCAGCGGGTCCGGACCCACCGCCACCACGCCGCCCCGAAAGTCGAAGCGTCGGAAAACCGAGCATCAGCGCCCCGCGCTCGTCTCGAAGAAACCTAAGCATCTATCACGGCGATCTTGTCGCCCGCCATTACCGAAAAGTCCCGCGTTTCATTCGCCGGGATATACCAGTCCGTGGAAGCCGCCGCGACAGGAACAAGCGCGAAATGAACCCACACCGCGCCGTCGCACCGCAAAGTCACATAGCCGGTGTCTGGAGCAGCCCAGTCCGCCGCCGCCCGCTGCACGATCTGAGAAGTGCCCGAAGTCGTGAGAGCCGTCAAACCCTCCGCATCCCGCCCCTTCATTACCGGCTGAGACTCGTAACCAACCCGGCCACGGTTCTCAACCGTATTGTATGTCGCCCAAAAAGTCGCCATCGTCAGTCTCCATTTCACACAGTCGGTTGTAGATTAGCCGGGCGGAAAACGCCGGAATTTTCAGAACCCCTAAGCGGCGTTGCGCTCGCTATCCAGAAACATGTGAACCACCTCGGACATGCCCAAAAGCGGCGTGAAGGTCATGTATACACACCCACCCGTCGCGCTTATCCGGGTCAACCCCTCCATGTAAATATCTATGGGCGGCTCCTCGTCGAACCACACAAATTCCAATGTCTCACCCTGCCACTTCGCCCGCCCAGCCTCATACGTCTTGAAACCAAGACTGGACCAGCCGCCAGACACATGCCGCACCAGAACACCGTCAATCGCATCAGGTATCCCGGACCGCATGCTAACCCGGCCAAGAGCATCCCCAGGAATCATCCCCTCGCCCCACGAACTGCGATCCCTCGGCGGACCCATGAGCATCCGCTGCGCGTTGTCCCTGGTAACCTCACCCGTTATCGACCCAACCCAACCCCTCACAGGAGCGGAAAACCGCCTGCCCGCCCACCAGTCAGGATAACGCCCGGTAAGATGAATGGCAGCCTCAGCCGCGCCACTCAACGTCTTGCCAACCTGATTCGCAGCCATAAGCAACCGCTCACGGTCCCTGCCCCCCGCCTCGTGAAACTCCCGCTGCCGCGGATAAGGCTCGTAGTCAGCCAGCCTGTTGCGCCGCCGCCGCCGGTCAACCTCTCGACGAAGCATCACAAGACGGCGCTTGTCACCAAGATCACCCATCCATAACCCCCAAATGGTCCAAAAACGACATCCCAAAAGTGTTTTCCCGCGAATCCGGAGACCAAATGTCGCAAACAGAACATTTCCGGTAACGAAATGGCCGAAATTGTTTCAGAAAGCTGCAAAACGTGAACGCCAATTTTGCGGCGAAGGAAAATGTGCGGGGCTCACACACGCATACCCCCCCTTCGGCCCCTAGGGGGGGTGGGGGGGTAGGGGGGGTCTGGATCACCCTCCTGGCGGCAGCCTGAGCCCTCGCTTGCACCGCCTAGGGGGCATACAGGCATACCATATGTTGTGTTTTCACCCCGATAATATCGCCCTAACAGCCTGTTTTAGGCTAACCCATTGATATCATTGAAGGCGCTTCTTAACATAATTGCCATTATCGGCGTTATCAGCGCCTGACAGCCTGGCCAGTTCCGCATTGAGCTGCTCTTCGGTCATGTCCTCGACCTGGTGGCGGTTGACAGTCTTGTCAGTGAACATGGCGAGGTGGCGGCCCAGCAATTCCAGTCCCTTAAGCGCGGCTTGGGGGTTATAGTAGTCATCCGACTGGCAGCGAGCGATGTTGGCGCGGATCCCGGCTAACACGTAGTCCTGGGTGATCTCGGTGCGCTCGGTGCGTTTTGCTTGCGCAGCGGCAATGGCAGCGGCGATCATAGGTTTCGAAAGGTTTTCCGATCCAATCATTTGCGCCGTTTTGGTGCTGTATCCCGCCCTGATCGCAGCTTGTGTCGCATTGAGATCGATCAGGTATTCCTGGACAAAACGCTCTTGGCGTGGTGTTAGCTTTCCTGCCGGCATTGCTCTCACTCTCCTAGTGCATTTTATCGGGCTGCAACGCGCATTGCTCGATGAGGTCAGCCAATGCTCGCAGTATCTGTGCTGTCTCTATCGGGCCGATAAGGTCAGCCGTTGCGGCGACAATATCCGAGTGCGCGCTCATTAGAGCCTGCGCTGCCTCTTGCTCGTTCATCGCGGCCTCCGGTTATACCGCCTATCCCAGATATAGGCGCGGCGGGTGTGGCGATCCTCGCCTGTCCTGGCATAGTGAATGGCATCATAGCCGATCCTGGCGCTCCTGCGTTTCGGCAATCAAGTGGCGTTATTGCTAAAGTCATTGATGGTGCTTTGAGCATAATAGGTACTGATCAGGATGATCTGCTAAATGTCTATCAAATTAATTCTCAATCCTTCTTAGTTGAAGGGATAGGAGGCACAACGATAAATGGTTCGACCGAGAGCATTGTCTTTCAGTCTGCTCAAGTATTATCAGTAGACCTAGGTCGAGGTAACGATACCATCACCTTTGAAGGTTACTTCGGCAAAAGGCGTCTCGGTGTAGCGTTGATCCTAAATACTGGTATAGGCGATGACACAATAACATTCACAAACTTTATTGGCACTGAACTATTTGCTGTCAGCACAGGCGACGGCAGAGACCAAGTAAACATATTTGGATCGTCGTTTTACGACACCACTATGTTTGATCTCGGAAGAGGTGAAGATACGCTTGTTCTCAGGTCGTCTGGATTTCATGGTGATGCCACGATTACTGGTGGACTAGATATTGATATTCTGGACGCACTCATGCTAACAGAATTTGGTATTCAAGATCTTCTTGTAGAGGATTTTGAAATAGGGGACATTAACCTCCAGCCACTAATGTTCCAAAGAAAGCCAGTCGATGTTCGCTGGCACAGAAATCACCACGCGTTCGTGGTGTAAGTATTGATCTTTAAAACAAACCCATAACCCTTCGAGTACATCTCGAAGGGTTTTTTAGTATGGCACTACGTTATAGCCAAGCGCCATTTCTTCTTTTCGGAAGTAATCAGCCCCCAACCATAAACACCCAGCGTCACTAGGAATAAAATAATTTCAAATATCATATTCTTACTGCACACGAATCAGCATCATTGATTTTGATGTCAGGAAGTGTCATTCTTTAGTTATTATGAGCGAAGCTATTATTGTAGCCTTGGTTTATGTTATCCCAATAATCCTATTGGCATTGGCAGTGGTATTCATTGTCTTGCGATATCTGAAGAGGCTAATGCCGTGGAAAGTCGGATTTATTCTAGGCTGTGCTATTGGGTACTTCTTAAATCATTATTTATTTGGGTCAATATTCCTCGGAGCATACTATGGCAGTCTTTTAGCTCTGGTACTTCTCTATATTTCGTGGCCATTCATGATGCCGATATTCGGGTATGGTAATTTGGTCGCCCTCTTCTCAGGATATAATTATCTTCACTACGAGAACGTGTGGGAAAGTCACACAGTGCTATATGGCATCCATACTGCCTTAGTCACAGGGCTAGTGATGGCAGTGTTATTTGCTCTAGCAGTCTGGATATTTCGCATGATTGCTATTCTTGGTAAGAGGTTCAGCTACAAGAGGTTTAATAATGCATTAAAAAGACATGATAAATCAGTCAAAAAAGATTGGTAGTAA